GAAAAAGCGGAAGAAGCACTGAGAGAAGAGCAATCCACAAACACCGCCCTCGGCAACATTATCGATGCATACCAGGTGAATGACGCAGCCAACCGTACAGCCACGGCCCGCCAGCTAGAGAACGAAAGGAAACTACGCAATGAAAGTGACGAGCGACTCAGGCGGTTCAAGGCTGCGGGGGTTGGGGATTCGTGTATTGATAGCCGGATGCCTGATAGCAACATTAGCATCCTGCAAGAGTAGCCCACCAGCACCTAGAGCAGCCGAATCAATCCAGTTGTGGCCCCCAGAATCAGCATTAACTCAATGCGAGGTACCAGAGTTCGTCGGTACCACTTGGGGCGATAGTGGGTTGTATGCCCTAGCTCTTAAGCGTGAGTTGCGGATCTGTAAGGGGCGGCTCGATGAGGTTATTAGTTGGCGGCAGAACGCTGGGAGGAAAACATAATTGCAAATTGAGAGCCATTCTCACAACGGCTCTCTTGATATCATTGAAAATTAATAATCCTTACGGATATTTATACGCACTGGAAGGTCAGACCAGCAACACCATTAACGAGTAAATGAGTATCTATATCAGTTTTCACTTCTTTCATGGCTTTATTCTGTGCCCTACAAAAATCTGACGCTTTTTTGCTGGCTGTGCCAATAGCTCCTTTAATTCGACCGGCAGCAGGGGCAGCTTCAACTTCTGTGAAGAAGTCGCCGTTATCCAGTTTTTTGATATCAGACTGATATGTTAAACCTATACCGTGAAACTGTGTTTTGTCATTTTGTACTGCACATCCACTTAAAGATGCACTGAATATAACGGTTGCTGCAATGATAGAAATTTTCAATTGAAAAGGTTCCTTTATATGTCTAGTTGGCCTTTATTTTACAGTAAGTGATGAAACAATAATTAAACCAACTATAATTTACTAATTGGCTTGCTTTTATCGAATTGAAATTTATGGTTTTTTACATGTTGAGGTATTTACTAATCAGTGCACTGATCTGTCTTGATGTATCGGCATGTAATCTATCTCAGTTACAGACAGTATAATCCTGTGGTCCACAACGGCTCTCAATCATTACAGACGACCATTAAATCAAAGAGGACGAAGGATGGCGGTTGGAACACTGACATATAAAGTAACGGTCAAGCCCCGCATGAAGTGGGTTCTCATCATCGCCGCTCTACTGAACTGGGATTGGCTAACTGACAAATGCCTCACTAGCGAGTTGGTTGTTGGGGATGCGGTAGATTTATAAAACTCTGCAAAAGGTGCTGATTAAGTGCCTTTGACAGAATCTTATAGATGTTTTCACATATCTAGGTATCAGCCAATCAGCTGCTGAGACTTTACCAACCAGCGGAATATTCTAAATGGCGACCAAAAAGAAAACTGGCCGCCAAAATTACTAACCTCGCGCCTCTCTGCCATCTTCATCTTCGGCAACGCGATATCGCCAGTACTTATCTGGCTTAACCCAAACAACATCTACACCACTATCTTTGCGGAACTTGCTAATAACCGGAGTAGATAATGCGAGGTTTCCATCGGCATTTTCTTTAAGCAATTGTTCGTTATCCATCTTAATGAGGTAATCAACAACTTCTTGCTGATAGAGGCATCCGTCCCGAAGGAGCGCATTCATCATCCAGTTAGAAGCATCCTGAGCAGACAGCTTAGGAGCGTTTGGGTTTATGGCTTTGGGTTGGTAGCGGTCAGTGATTCCTCAGGAAAGCTACCGCTATCAAGCTTCTTACCAGCAAACCACTGACATTTGTAGCTTCCATTAAATGAATACCTACCAGAATCGTAATCTGTAAGTTGCTCAGAAACGGACATTGAAGGTCCGCCAGTAACTAAATAAACAATATCGCCAATATTGAATTTTGGTGGTGTGGTTGGTAAAGGCTTTTGAGCCATAAAATATACTCCTATTAAGGAATTTAAATGGCACTCACCGACAAACAAGAAATGTTCTGTCGCGAGTACCTCATCGATTTAAACGCTACACAAGCGGCTATTCGGGCGGGGTACAGCGTAAAGACTGCAAACCGCACCGCCTCAGAAAACCTGTCAAAACCTGACATCCAAAACAGAATCGCCGAACTGAAAGCTCAACGCAATGATCTGGTTGGCATAAATGCGGCTTATGTCTTAAATCGACTGGTTGAAATCGATCAGATGGATGTATTAGATATCCTGAATGATGACGGTGGAATTAAACCCATCTCTGAATGGCCGAAGGTGTGGCGCACAACACTCAGTGGATTCGATATCAATACGTCGATTACCAACTTCGACGAAACCACCATTGAGAACATCCTCAAGAAAATTAAGTGGCCGAATAAGGTAAAAAATCTTGAGTTAATGGGTAAGCACATCAGTGTCCTGGCATTCAAAGAGCAGGTCGAACAATCCGGTTCTGTAACTCACAACATAATGCCAGTCCCGACCTGTAACAGCGCTGACGAATGGGAGGCAGCCGCACAGCAACAGCAAAGCGAGGTATTAGGCAAATGAGCTACAACGTAGTTTGGAAGCCGTTACCTGGTTCTCAGTCGCTTTCGTTGAGTTGTCCGTGTGATGAAATCCTTTTCGAAGGAACCCGAGGACCGGGTAAAACAGCCGCTCAGTTGGCACGGTTCCGGCGAAAGGTGGGATTGGGTTATGGCACATTCTGGCGTGGCGTCATATTCGATACAGAATATAAAAACCTTGCCGACATCATTACTCAGTCAAAGCGCATGTATCGCCTGTTTGGTGATGGCGCTCGTTTTCTTGCCTCCGCATCGGAATTGCGTTGGGTCTGGCCCACCGGTGAAGAGTTACTTTTCAGGTTTGGTAAAGAAGAGAACGATTATTGGGACTATCACGGTCAAGAGTTCCCGTTTGTCGGCTTTAATGAGCTGACAAAGCAGCCTAACGCAGACTTCTATGAGTCGATGTTCTCCTGTCGGCGGTCATCGTTCAGGCCACAAGATTACCCGCTACCTGATGGCTCGTTACTGCCAAACATCCCGCTTGAGACATTCAATACTACCAACCCGTTTGGCATAGGCCATACATGGGTGAAGAAACGTTTCATTGAGCCAGCGCCGCGCGGAACGATAATCCGTGATACTCAGATGGTGCCAAATCCGCAGACTCAGCAGGATGAGGAAATAACCCTTACGAGGGTGGCTATTCATGGCTCGTTCAAAGAAAACCCGTATCTCGATCCGGTTTATATCGCCTCACTGATGAATATTAAAGACCCGAATAAGCGTAAAGCGTGGGTTGAGGGTTCGTGGGATGTGACCAGCGGTGGACGGTTTGACCATCTGTGGAATGAAAGCATTCATGTTATCAAGCCATTTCGCATACCGGATAGCTGGACGGTTGACCGCTCTCATGACTGGGGCGAATCGAAGCCGTTTTCTAACCTTTGGTGGGCGCAGGCTGATGGGACTAACGCATCGTTACCCGACGGTTCGATATTCTGCCCGCCAGCAGGTTCATTGATTCTGATTGGCGAATGGTATGGCTGCCCACCGGATGAACTGAATAAAGGCTTGAACATGTCATCAACTAACGTTGCCAAAGGCGTTGCCTGGTTGGATAAGCGCCTTGTTGGTGATGAGGTTGACGAACCTGAGGAAACTAAGGGGCAAGGTCAGATGCATATCATGCCTGGTATTTGCAAAAAGGTTATTCCCGGTCCTGCTGATGGCTCCATTTTCAATACGGGAGACAGTGAATTATCAATCGCACAGAAAATGGAGGCACAGGGTGTTAAATGGCTACCTTCAAATAAAAAACCCGGATCCCGTATTAACGGTGCATCTCTATTCGCGGACATGCTTGAGGCTGTTGTTGAAGGTAAAACAACTGAATCAGGGATGCCGGAGAAACCTGCATTCTATGTTTTCAACTATTGTCGTGGTTGGATAAGCCGCATACCGTCGCTTGTCCGTGATGATAAAAACCCTGATGACGTAGATACCACTCAAGAAGATCATGACTGGGATGGCACTCGCTATCGCGTATTGCATGTTCACTACAAGCCAACCGGCAAAGTCACTCAACTACGGATGTAACCCATGCCAGATATTTCAACACCCAATCTCGATTATGGGAACATGACCGAGGCGTGGGACATTAATGACGCTCTGATGGGTGGCACGCTTTATATGCGTCAGCTCGCCGAGCAGCATTTACCCAAATGGCCTAACGAGGATAGTGATAGTTATAAACAACGGCTGTCGGTGGCCACACTTCTCCCTGCTTACGAAGAAACGATTAAGAATAATGTGGGGCGGGTGTTCTCTGAACCGACGCAGCTAAGTGAGACAACACCGGACCCTATTGTCGAATACACGAAAAACTTTGATCTGTCGGGTAATCGTCTGGATGTATGGGCGCAGGAGTATTTCAGCCTCGCTCTACAATACGGTATTGCGCATGCTCTGGTGGATTATCCCCGCGTAGGTGATATCAAAACAAAAGCTGAAGAGAAAGCGACTGGCGCAAGGCCTTATGCTGTCTTAATTAACCCGCGCCAAGTTATCGGCTGGAAGTCAGAGACAAAAGAGGGAAAGGTCAGGCTCACAGAGTTGCGGATAAAAGAAATTGTTGTCGAAGATGCTGAAAATTACGCGCAGCACAAGATTGAGCAAATTCGTAAACTTACTCCTGGTGCAGTTGAGTTACATCGTAAGTCAACGAGCAAAAGTGCTGATGGTGGTGATGTATGGGTCATTCATGACGCTTGGGAAACATCACGTAATGACATTCCCTTGGTTACTCTTTACACCAAGCGCACTGGTTTTATGTGCGCAACACCACCGCTCATTAGCTTGGCATTACTAAATATCAAGCACTGGCAAAGCCAAAGTGAGCAAGACAACATTCTTCATGTTGCCCGCGTGCCATTACTGACAGTATTTGGATTGGAAGATGGGCAAGAATTAACGATTGGTGCATCAACTGCCACGAGGTTCTCTGACCGTTCCAAGCAAGGATTGGAGTATGTCGAACACACGGGTTCAGCTATCAATTCAGGTAAGGATTCCCTGAGCGACTTAATTGAGCAAATGCGACAAGCTGGGGCCAAGATGCTCCGCGCAGAGAACACCTCAACAAAAGCAGTAGATCAGGTCACTGAAGAACGCATGCAGGAGCAATCGCCGCTCTATACCATGTCCAATTCCTTGGAAGATGCGCTGGATAATATTCTGCAAATCATGGCGGAGTGGTCAGGTGAAAATGACGGTGGTAGCGTTGATATTCGCACCGAACTGGAAACGGCTGAACAGACATTCAATGCAACGTCTGCACTGGCTATTCAATCATTACGGCAGGGTGGTGACATCAGGCCTATCGATGCCATTCGCGCTCTGCAAGTTCTCAAGATTATAGATCCCGATGCTAAACCGGATGAAGTATTAGATGAGCTTAATAACCTGAGTCCAACGCTTACGGATGACTAAATGGCAACGATAAACGAAAGGTTACGTGATGAAGTCATAGCTCATAGTCTGTTCCAATCGCGTTATGCCACTGGTGTTGCCCGACAAATGGTGAAAGTTCTCAATGACAGTGATGCCGAGTTATCGACTCGTCTCTTGGTAGCACTTGAGTCGGTTAATCCAAATAATATCACTGTGAAACGTTTTGAGAGTTTGCTGACCAGTGTTCGCGAGGTGAATAAGCAGGCCATCAATGCGACGTATATGTCACTCACTGATGAGCTAGTGGACTTTGCAGGGCATGAGGTGGGGTATCAGCTAAGTTTGTTTGATTCGCTATTACCAGCACCGGTTTTAAATCGATTCCCATTAGCATCAATCACCCACGAGCAGGTTTATGCCGCAGCGATGGCCAAACCATTTCAGGGGCGACTATTGCGTGACTGGGCCGGCAATATTGCAGATGACCGAATGACTCGTATCATTAATACGGTAAAGAATGGTTATCTGCTTGGCGATACTATCGAGCAGATTGTGAGGAAAGTCCGTGGTTCTCGTGCCAAAAACTATCGAGATGGTGTTATTGAGGCAACACGGAAGAATGTCACAGCCATTGTGAAAACGGCAATTACCCATGTGGCTGCTGTTGCTCGGGATAAGTTTGCGGATAGTAATACTGACATTCTCGACGCCAAGCAGTGGCTATCCACGCTGGACAATAAAACCTCCCACACCTGTATTATCCGTGACCGGTTGACATACACATTGAGTGGCAAACCAATAGGTCACAAAGTGCCCTATCTTCAGGGGCCTGGTCGAATTCATTTCTGCTGTCGTTCGATGGAAACCTTAATCACCAAATCATGGCGAGAGATAGGTATCGATATCGACGAAATGGACGAAGGTACTCGCGCCAGCATGGATGGACAAGTTCCAGCGGGAACTACCTATAGCGAATGGTTACAACGTCAATCTTATCGCCGACAGGTTCAGGTGCTAGGAGAAACTCGGGCAAGATTGATTAATGAAAATGGTATGAGAGTTGACGAGTTTTTCACGGATAAGGGGGAGTGGTTAACACTAAACCAATTACAACAATTTGAACTGTAATCATTGAGTATTATCGTTTTGCTGGCACTGGCGAATACGGTTAAAACATGGAAAGATTATACTTTATTTTAGCGAAAGAGATGACACATGGACATTGCCAAAATTATTGAAAATGCACTCTATAACCAGAGCGCTGAAAATGGGAAAACCGGAATAGAGACTGATATACCCGGACTGATGTGCATTCTTGAGAAGTACGGCTACGGATATTTACAGCGAGAAGAGTTGGAAAACGCAATACGAAACCAAAATAAGATTAAGTTTGCGATTACTGAGTTTTCAAACAGGGAAACAGAAATTTCGCTTATTTCTTATAGTGGATTATCAGAGTAGCTATCTATTAGAGTACTAAACGTGTACTTCTGAATCATATTATCAGCAATTCTCTGTTTTTTACTGTTTTGACACAGTAAGAAATAACGTATCAAGCCAAGTAATTACAAGTTCACTCAACCCCGCCACCGAGCGGGGTTTTTTATTATCTGTCGTTAGCGGATGCGATACGACGAGCGGGTCGGATGACCTTTTTAAAATGGCCGGAAGGCTTGGAGATTAACCATGAAATTGAAATTAGATGCAGATGGAAAGGTAGTTGTTGAGAACGGAATGCCGGTTTATGTCCATGACGACGGCAAAGAAATCCCCTTCGATGCTTCTGCTGCACTGAGCAAAATCACTGCGCTAAACGGTGAGGCAAAAACTCATCGAGAAGGTAAGGAAGCGGCGGAAGCCCAGCTCAGTAAATTCTCTGGCATCGACGACCCAGCCAAAGCGATTGAAGCTCTGCAAACCCTGACCAAAATCGACCAGAAAAAACTGATTGATGCGGGGGCGGTTGACCAGGTTAAAGCTGAAATCACTAAGGCATTCCAGACCCAACTGGATGACGCGAATGGCAAGAGTAAGACGCTGGAAGAGCAGCTTTATAAAGAGATGATCGGCGGGCGCTTCGGCAGTTCCTCATTCATCAAAGATAAAGTAGCGATCCCTGCCGACTTTGTTCAGGCCCGTTTCGGTCAGTCATTCAAAATCGAAGATGGCAAGGTTGTGGCTTATGACCCATCAGGCAATAAGGTGTTCTCTCGCACCAAGCCAGGTGAACTTGCTGACTTCGATGAGGCGTTGGAGTTTTTGGTCGAACAGTACCCGCAGAAAGATCACATCCTTAAGGCATCCGGCAACAATGGTGGCGGCTCACAACAGCAGACGCAACATCAGCACGGACAAAAAACACTGAAACGCACCGCGTTTGATTCAATGGGTATGGCAGAGCAACGCGCCGCACTCAAAGACGGCGTGGCGATCGTAGACTAATTGGAGCTATAAAATGGCAGCAACAAATACCTTAACAGGCCTCATCCCAACAATTTATACCGCGTTGGATATCGTCTCACGTGAGCAAACGGGTTTTATCCCGGCAGTGGCCCGCAATACCAAAGCTGACTCAGCCGCAAAAGGGCAAACAGTATCAGCGCCAGTCGCTCCAGCGGCCAAGACAGTTGATATTGTCCCCGGCCCGACTGCATCAGGTGACGCAGGGCAAGAAATTGGTACCGTAGATGTCGTTATCACTAAATCCAAAATGGCACCAGTCCAGTGGAACGGTGAAGAGCAACTGGCTATCGGTCCCTCAGGGACATACAACACCATCCTTGCTGACCAGTTCACGCAAGCATTCCGTGCGCTTGCTAATGAGGTCGATGCAGATCTTGGCGCATTGTATTACGGTTCATCTCGCGTTGTCGGTACGGCGGGTACTACACCGTTTGGTATCGCGGCAGATTTGTCAGACTTCGCGGATTCTCGTCGCGTCTTGGAAGATAACGGCGCACCTACAACTAACCTGCAAATGGTGCTTGGTTCAGCTGCTATCTCTAACATTCGCGGTAAACAATCAGTGCTGTTCAAAGTGAATGAAGCCGGTACTGAAGAACTTTTGCGTGAAGGTATCCTCGGTCGTATTGAAGGGTTCAATCTGCATAACTCAGCAGGCGTTAAGCGAGTTACAGCAGGCTCTGGCGCAGGTTTCCTTGTGAACAAGGTTGGTGGTCATGCGGTCGGTGATCGGCTGATCTCTGTTGATACGGGTACTGGCACTGTGAAAGTGGGTGATGTGGTTACCTTTGATGGTGATGACCACAAATACGTTGTGGCCGCTGCCACATCATCAGTTATCACCATTGCAGCACCCGGATTGATGAAAGCACTGGCCGACAATGCGGCGGTGACCGTGGGCGGTAGTTACACCGCTAATATGGCATTTGATCGCAATGCCTTCCTGTTGGCATCACGTACTCCGGCAATGCCTGATGGCGGTGATACCGCTGATGACGTAATGAACGTTACCGACCCGGTATCCGGCATTACATTCCAGATTGCACTGTATCGCCAGTATCGCCAGGTGCGTTATGAAGTTGGTTTGGCGTGGGGCGTCGCGTCGGTCAAGCCCGAGCATAGCACTATCATCTTAGGTTAATTATCAAGGGGCTTCGGCCCCTTTCTTATTTGGAGTAATAAATGGCCGGATTAACGAAAGAGCAGCGTAAAGCAAAGAAACTGATTGCTAATGTGGCAGATCCAACGGCAACTAATCTCCCTGTTGAACCTGTTGAACCTGTTGAACCTGTTGAATTCATTCGTATGAAGCGTGAATTACCAATGCTACCAGGCGGCCCGATTGAAGCAGATGTTCACCCTGAGTCAGTAGAAATATGGTTGCTGGAAGAATGGCGTATTAGCGAATAAGGGCGGCTTATGTTGGTTACTAACCCGGACTCTTCTAACTTCGAAAGTTATGCAAGTGTCGATGATTTGCGAGCTTTGGCGACGTCTCGCGGCTATGACGTGCCGGTGGATGACGAATCCTGTGAGCAATTACTTTTGCAGGGAATGGACTACCTTGCAGGTCTTATATGGAAAGGGAGCCGAACGGTAGCTGAGCAGCCTTTATTCTGGCCGCGCACTGGGGTTGTTGTCGATGGTCACCTACTGCCTAAAAACATCATTCCTAAACAGGTTGTTCAGGCTCAATGCAAGCTGGCAATAGAAGCACAGGAAATAGATTTATCTCCAGCATTTGCTGGTGGCGGTGAAGTGACTCAAGAGACAGTAGTTGGTGCTGTTAGCGTTTCATATGCAGAAGGTTCCAGCGTTGCGGCCCCGAGCTTTACTTGGTTAAACGGGTTGTTGCGCGGAATGATAACCAGCGCAGGACAGGTTCGTATGGTGAGGGGATAACATGTCGGAATTGAAAGTCGTCCCGTTAATAAAAAACAGTGCTTCTGAATATAACAAAGCCAATGTGATCCGATTCCTAAAGGAAGCGCTAGCGTTTGCTGAAAATGGCAACCCTCAGAGCCTGGCTGTGATCATGATTAGCAATGGCGATGTAGTGGATTGTTATCACCACGGTGGCGCTCCATACGTGATGGTTGGCGCGATTGAATCACTTAAAACTGACTATCTTCACGCTCAGATAGAAAGGCGATGATATGGCTATCAATTACCCACTAATGCGAACGACAGCAACACGATTGATTACCGAGAATGGAGCGACCTACCAACTATCTCGCGGTGGTGGTGTCGAGTTTGTTGGAGGTGTTGAAGTTGAAATCCCGCTAGAAACATCCTCCATTGTTGGTGTTATTTCCAGTTACTCTCCCGGCGAGATTGATGGCACCTTAATCCAGAATGGTGATGTGAAAATGTCGGCTACGGCTGATGTGGAAATTCGCATTGGTGATCTAATTATGGTTGATGGCAAAAAGCATCGAGTCATTAAACCTAACCCTGTTAAACCCGCGGCATTACTGATCTGCTACAAACCACAACTGAGGGCGTGATATGGCTGACAACTCCAGCTTCATGGCTTCAATTAATGCGTTTATTGAAAAGGGTAAGCGTAATCAGGAATTGGTGGTGCAAAAAGCAGGGATCAAAATTCTTAATCGGTTAGTCACGATGTCTCCAGTTGGTAACCCTGACTTATGGGCAACCAACAACACCGCCGTTTCATATAACGATGCTGTTTTCGAGCATAACGAAGAACTAAAGAAAGATTCAGCTAACTTAACCAAAACAGGGCGACTGAAAAAACGGGCTAGGGTGACTGATAGCATGGATGTCAAAGCACCTGCTGGCTATACCGGTGGACGCTTTAGAGGTAACTGGCAGGTTGGCTTAGATGCTCAGCCGGACGGCGAAACAGGGCGCATAGATAAAAGTGGCAACATGACAATAGCTGCGGGCAATTACATGCTTGAACAGTTCAAAGTCGGCACTAAGGCGATCTATTTCGCCAACAACGTTCCTTATGCTTACCGGCTTGAATTTGGTCATTCATCACAAGCCCCAAACGGGATGATCCGCATAACCGCCGAGGACGCTGTTAAATACTTTACTGAAGCAGCCAATGAGGTGAATAAGTGAGCACTCAGCGAATCACGGTATTGCTGGAGAAACGGCTTGGCGAATGGGTGGCAATTAAAGGCATTCCCTTGGCTACCGAAAACGTTAGCTTTGATGACACTGGTGATATGTATTTGCAATCGCATGTCATGCCAGCCACAACAGATGCTATCGATTTAGCGCAGGTGTCCCGCGTATTCAAGGGCGTGTATCAGATTAATATCAATGCCAAAGCAGGTAGCGGTAAATCAAAATCTCATTTCATTGCTGCTGAGTTAATAGAATTGTTTAACCTCAATACTGAGCTGACAGACGGGGTGGTAACCTGCTATATCAACAGCGTTCCCAGCCAGTTTCCCGGCATTAGTAACGACACCACATACACAACACCAGTCAGCATGAGCTATCGCGCTGACGTTATTTAAACCTCAATCAATCCCACATCTACCGGCCTATGCCGGTTTTTTTATATCCAAAATCGGAGAATTACCATGGGCTTTGCTCTACCTAATGGCGCGGGTATTTACCTGGCTAAAACATATGAAGCCGAAGTGGCGGTAACGGCAGTTTCCAATGCTGTTGACGCAGTTCTGACGGTAGCAACGGGGCATGGCATCGCTGAAGGCGATATTGTGCAACTTACGTCTGGCTGGGGTGCTCTGAATGACCTGGCTGCAAAAGTTACGGCGTCGACAACGACTTCGCTAACCCTCGGTTCAATTGATACATCTAATACTGACCGTTTTGCTGTGGGCGGCGGTGTGGGGACGGTTAAGAAGGTCTTAAGCTGGATTGAAATCCCGCAAATCACTGAAGTGGCGAACAGTGGTGGCGATCAGCAGATGATTCAGATTCAGTTCCTGAGCGATACCCGCCAGCGCAACCTCAACACGTTCAAAGCTGCACAATCCCAAACCCTGACATTGGCACATGATTCTAGTCAGCCGGTTTATTCGGTATTACGCGCGGCTGATGAGTCAGAGCAAACGCTGGCGACCTACATGTATGTGCCTAAAGCCAAAGAGAACCGCTATTCAACGGTGAAAGTGTCATTTAATGACATCCCGACCACAGCGATTAATGCCATTGAAACAGTCACTGCGGTGTTCAATCTTCAATCTCAGGCGATGACTTTCTATAAGTCTGGTGCTCCTGTAGCCGTTACTGGCGTCACTTTGAATAAAACTACAACCACTCTTGCTGTCGCTGCTACTGAAACCTTAACGGCCACCGTAGAACCAGCAAATGCAACAAACAAGTCTGGTACCTGGTCATCATCAGCACCAACCAAAGCTACCGTTGACCCGGTAACTGGTGTTGTGACTGGCGTTGCTGCTGGCAGTGCCAATATCATTTACACCACCGCAGATGGCGCGAAAACCGCTACTTGTGCCGTCACCGTAACCGCATAAGGAACATGAACCATGGCAGTAAAATTCACCCTGGTACCGTCACCAACATTTAAAGCAGATGTGAAAATCCCTCGCGCTGGTCTGGATGACGGCGAGTTAACGTTTACCTTTAAGCATTTGCCGCTGAATGAAGTATCGGATATCGAGAAAGCAGAAGGGCAAACAGGGTTAGATTTCGCAGAGAAGATCATCCAAGGCTGGGCGCTTCCCGACGCATTCAACCGCGAAAATCTGGAAGTGCTTGCTAATAACTACCCGAAAGCCATCGAGAATCTCATCAGTGCGTTCTATCGTGAACTGCTTGGTAACCGCGAAAAAAACTAACCTCGGTTGCCACAGCCCTCTACACCCCTGAACCCACCCGCGAAGAATTGGCAGGCAACGGCCTGACTCCTGATGATTTCGATGATGTGATTATCGAGATATGGCCGGATGTTTGGCCTGCTTTCAATGTGATTAGAGCAATGTCCACGCAGTGGTGTACCGGCATGTCTGGGCCTACTGGGTTGGACTACGGCTGCCTGTCACAAGTCATGGATTGGGTGGGCGTAGAGAGCAAAGCAACCGTGTTTGATGACATAAGGCACATGGAGAGCGTTGCGCTGTCCGTTATTCACAAGCGGAGCAAGTAAATGGCAGATATCGCAACAATCTCACTACGCGCGGATACGTCCAGCCTGGAACAAGGTGACAAGGCGTTAGACCACTTCGGGCAAACAGCAGAGAAGGCTACCAAACAAGCAGATGGCTTGAATGATGCCTTCAAAGCTGGCGCACAAAGTCAAAAGCAAAATAACGAGAGCCTGAAACAGCAACAGCAAGCACTTCAGGATTTATTGGCGAAAATTAATCCAGTCAATAATGCACTGAATAAGCTTGATGATATGCAGTTGCAGTTATCAAAGTTTCGTTCTCAGGGGATTGTTGATGACAGAACCTACCGTGAGTCGGCGGTTGCGATTGGACGTGCTCGACAGGAGTTAACCGCAGCGGCTGAAGCCAGTACAAAAGCAGGAAGGGCGGCAGCAGAGCAAGCTGCAGCAGATCGCGCAGCCACAACGGCAAAAGAAAACTTCATCACTCGATTGCGTGAGCAAACTGAACTTCAGGGGAAAACTGCATCACAGGTTCAGGAGTATAAAGCCGCTCAATTAGGTATGACTCAGCAAGCAGCACCATTCATAGCGAAGCTGAAAGAACAAGAAGATGCCTGGAAGAAAGGCACTGTCTCTGCTGGTCAATACCGTATGGCTATGCGCCAATTGCCCATGCAATTCACGGATATCGCCACCTCAATCGCCGGTGGTATGCCGCTGTACATGATCGCCATTCAGCAGGGGGGGAAGATTAAAGATAGCTTTGGCGGTATTGGCAATGCCAGCAAAGCGCTATTGAGCCTGATCACACCGATGACGGTAGGACTAGTTGGTGCGGCGGCCGTAGTCGGGGGGCTGGCGCTCGCTTACTACAAAGGTGCAGCAGAAAATGAGGAGTTCAATAAGCAACTCATTCTGACTGGTAATTATGCAGGACGAACAGCCTCTCAGCTTCAGGCTATGGCTAAAGGGCTGTCTGGTGATGGGCTGACCCAATCTGCATTATCCGCCGCCATGGCAAAAGTGGTCGGTACCGGTTCATTTGATTCGTCACAAATCGAAATGGTTACCCTAGCTGCCGCCAAGATGGAACAGGCAACCGGCCAATCCATTGATGCAACGGTTAATAACTTTAAGCGCCTTCAGGATGAACCGTTAAAGGCAGCAAAAGAGCTTGATGACCAGCTTCATTACCTCACCGCCTCCGAGTATGAACAAATCTCTGCGATGGAACGCTCAGGTAACACCATTGGTGCAGCTAGAGTGGCGATGGAGTCATATTCTAAAGCGATGCGTGAAAGGGCGGATGAGATTGTTAATAATGTCGGCTATATGGAGAAGGCGTGGTTAGGTCTTAAGGGTGTTGTTCTTTCGACGTTTGATGCGATGGCTGACATCGGGCGAGATAAGTCCCTTGATGATCGGCTGGCTGATGTCAATGCTCGGATGGCAGAAAGCCAGGCTAATCCGGGGCGTTATGACAACAATAAACTTGCCGCCGAAAAAGCGCTGCTTACCGAGGAAAGATATCAGAGAGATGTCGCGGCTGCCCGAAAGAAAGCCAACCAGAATGCTGAGGAACTGGAGAAAAATAGTCTGCGGGTTATGGATGGTTACCGCGACCAATACGCAACGCGAGAGCAGCAACGGACAAAGGAACAACAGAAGTTTAATCAAATTGCGTACCGGTTCAGCGCTGAAGAACAAGCACGTATCCGTTCTGAGATAGATGCTAAATATAAGGACAGAGCGACACCAAAAGGTCGCGCAGCCGCAGCTTATCAAGACGATGCAGCCACCAAAGCATTGCTTGATAGTGAAGAGCGAATCGCAGTTTTAAGGGAACAGTCAAAAGTAACTGAATCAATGACGGAGCAGGAAAAGCAACTTTCGTCATTCACTCAGAAAATCGCTGACCTGAAAAGCAAAACCATCCTCACTGCTGACCAAAAATCACTTCTGGCCCGTTCTGGTGAAATCACAGCCAGTATGCAGCTTGAGGCCCAGCTTTCACGCGAAAACGTTGAGCGCAAGAAGGCTACTGAAGCCCTGAAAAAGATGGAAGAGTACACAGCTTCCATTGCAGCAAAGAATAAGCAGAACCAAGATCGCTTTGGTCTGACTTCTAAGCAGGCAGGAAGGGTAGATCAGGAAGCTCAGCTTGATAATACTTTCCGTAAGGATACCAAGGGTATTAATGATGCTGAACAACTGGCGAAAATCACAGCAGAGTACAACAAGGCAAAAGCTGAGTTGCATGCTGGATTTGAACAGGAGGATTTGAACGAAGGTGACTGGTTAGCGGGTATGACTCAGGGGCTAGAACAGTACGGTGAAACCGCCAATAACGTTTTCTCTGCTACCGCTCAACTGGCCCAAACCACAATGGGTAGCATGACATCCATGGCGACCCAGATGATGACAACCGGCTCAGCTAACGTTAAGCAGTTTGCTACCAACTTCCTGACCAGCATTGTCGATATCATCAACCGGTTGCTGATTGCCCAAGCTATTCAGGCGGCAATGGGGTGGATGAGTGGTGGTGCCTCGGCGGGCGCAGGGGCTGTAAGTGGAACTGCCAGCAGTGCCAGTGCGGGCGCTATGGGGATGTCTACCAGCTTCAGAGCTTATGACGTCGGCGGCTACACTGGTGACGGTGGAAAATTCGAACCGAAAGGTGTGGTTCATGGCGGGGAGTTTGTCTTTACCAAAGAAGCTACAAACAGAATTGGTATTGATAATCTCTACAAGATGATGCGCGGTTATGCCGATGGAGGATTGGTTAGTAATGCGGTAACTGCCACCGCGTCAATGCTCGGAATGCAGGGCGGAGGGACGGCCATATCAGTCGATTTGAGTGGCATGACAATAACCACTCAGGGAAACCAACAGCAGGATAGCGGCGCAAATAATGGAGAGTTGGTTAGCAAGGCTGCGAGAAATGAAGTCATAACTATTGTTACGCAGCAGCTTGATCGCGCTATGGGGCAAAGTGGACGCATCACCAATTTTGTCGCTAACAAAACGGGACGGTAAAATGGCGATTGAAACATTTCTTTGGCGAACACAGGGCATTCCTGAGGGTAGTTTTAACCAGCGGGTCAGGACTGCTCAGTTCGGCGATGGCTACAAGCAAGTCGCTGGCGATGGAATCAACCCTGAAACGCAGTCATGGCCGCTGACTTTTCAGGGTCTGGAAAAAGACATGATACCCATCCTGGCGTTTGTTCGCAGGCATACCACCAAGTCCTGCCAGTGGACTGCACCCTATGGCGTTGTGGGTCTGTGGCGTGTCACTGCCGACTCTATCAAGGCCGTTCCAGTTGGCGGTAATGTTATGTCTGTCTCTTTCACTTTCGAGCAATCTTTCAAGCCTTAATATCGAGTAACCCAATATGGCAATTAATACTGACTTGCAACGACTGGAGCCGGGTAACCGTGTTCGCCTGTATGAAGTTGATGGTTCTCAGTTTGATGGGCCATTGTTGCGTTTCCATGCCGATACATTACCCCATACTCCAGAAGAGATTGCGGCGGCCGGTGGCGACGAAACCAAACTGCCAGCTAAATCTATCTGGTGGCAGAGGGAAGAGTATTCAGCATGGCCGGTACAGGTTGAAGGCATTGAGATGTCCAGTGATGGACAGAGTGCACAGCCAAAGTTATCGGTAGCGAATCTTGATGGGAGCATCACCGCATTGTGTCTGGCATTTGACGACATGGTGCAGGCCAAGGTTATCGTTCACGACACATTCAAACATTATCTGGATGCGGTGAATTTTCCTGATGGCAATTCTGAGGCTGACCCAGAACAGGAGAAGGTTCAGGTTTACTTTATCGACAGTAAATCGACAGAAACCAATGAAATCGTTGAATTCACACTCTCCAGCCCTGCGGATTTGCAGGGACTGCTTATCCCCACTCGACAAATTCACTCACTCTGCACCTGGTGTATGCGCGGTGATTATCGCTCAGGCAATGGCTGCGATTATGCCGGAACGTTGTATTTCGACGCGAAAGGCAATCCGACAGACGACCCGAGCAAAGATAAGTGCTCAGGTCTGTTGGTCGATTGCAAAAAGCGATTTGGTTCCGATAGCCCGCTGCCATTTGGTGGTTTCCCTGGTTCAGCTCTAATCAAGAGGTAGTCATGAGAGACAAAACGATTAAAGCGATATTGGCCCACGCCGAAGCGGAATACCCGAAAGAGTGTTGCGGGGTTGTGGCGCAGAAGTCGCGAGTCGAGAAGTATTTTCCTTGTATTAATCTGGCTACAAACCCAATCGAACAGTTTCACCTCGACCCTGGGGGGTATATAGCGGCAGAAGATTGGGGGACCATCACAGCAATTGTACACAGTCACCCAGATGCCACTACTCAGCCATCCGAATTGGACATGGCCCAATGCGATAATAACGAACTACCCTGGCACATTGTGAGCTGGCCCGAGGGGGATTTACGAACTATCCAGCCGCGCGGGGACCTTCCGCTAATTGGTCGTCAGTTCGTCCTAGGCCATACAGATTGCTGGGGCTTGATAATGTCCTACTTCAAGCAAACGCATGGCATTGAGTTGAAAGACTATCGTGTTGACTGGCATTGGTGGGAGTCCGGCACGGAAAACTTCTATATGGATAACTGGTATGAATGTGGCTTTCGTGAATTTAGTGGCCCACCACAGCCGGGTGACATTGTTATAATGCAAGTATCAGCACCAGTGGCGAATCATGCGGGGATTTTACTGGACGATGGGATGATGCTGCACCATTTATACGGACAGCTTAGTCATCGGGTACCTTATGGTGGTTATTGGCAGGAGAGGACTATGAAGGTTATAAGGTATAAGAAATGTTAACTCAATATTCACCCAATAGTTGTTTGGCATGTTTACCAATTTGTTGGGGGATTATTCATTCAGTTTTTATATGCAAGTTCACATTAATAAGCAAAGACAATTTGTTCTATGCTGTGTTGCATGAAAATTAACCTCCCTTGTGGTTTCACGTATTAATACTTGCCATTTCTCATTGTTTTGTGAATTTAACATGTTAGGATAATTCCTATTTAAACTCATGGAAATTAAAAGTGAAAAGATTAATCATCTTGGCTTTAGGTACTGCTTTGTTAACAGGATGTGCTAGGCCGTATGAGCCTTCAGATAAAATATTAAACCAAGAAATTACTATAAAGAAAGATGGCATTACTCAAAGCAAAGTTACTGTCACAAGGAATAAGCAATTCATTGGTGGTGGAAGTGGTGGAATATGTAAGTTCCTGATACAGGTAGATGATAAAGATGTTGCATTACTAAGACAGAATCAATACATCACAACATATCTTGATCTTGGGCCTCATAAGCTTAAAGTGAGCAATGATTGCAGTACATTATCTCTAGGAATGAGAAAAACGCTGGATATAGTAGCTGATGGCACCGATCAGGAATATGTGGCTGAAAATGGTGTTTGGGGGCAATATCGTATGTGGCGTACTAAATAAAGTTACGTGGCAACGAAAACCACTCCACTTCCTCCAGATCAACAGCATTCATTATTCCATTAATGCTGGATTGAAGATGAAGAATATTAATCAACCCGCCAAGTGCGGGTTTTTTGCTTAATGGAGAAAAGTCAATGACAGTGTTTGCGAAAGAAGTAATGACGACAATCAAGTTAAGTGGGTCACTAGCTACACGGTTTGGCCGAAAACATCAGCGTTTGATTAGCCAGACAAAAGAGGCATTTAAGGCATTAAGCGTATCCATTCCGGGATTTGAGGCGTATATGAATACCGCTAAGAAGAGAGGGCTAACCTTTGCCATTTTTAAAGGTGGTAAGAATATAGGCAAGGAGGAGTTGGGCCTGGCCAGTGGTGGGCAGGAAATACGAATTGTTCCAGTGATAATTGGCAGCAAAAAAGCTGGTGTGTTTCAAACTATTCTTGGCGCTGTTCTTGTTGTTGCAGGGATAGTAGTGACAGGTTTAACTTGGGGTTACGCTGCACCGGTAGGTGGTGCGATGATCAATTTGGGTGCTGCCATGATGGTTGGCGGTGTAGTTCAAATGCTTTCCCCCCAATTGGGCGGTCTTGCATCCAGGCAATCACCTGACAACAAGCCAAGTTATGCATTCGGTGGCCCGGTTAACTCTACGGCTCAGGGTAATCCTGTGGGCGTACTTTATGGCAAGCGTAGAATTGGCGGGGCAGTTATCTCAGCGGGTATTTACGCTGAAGACCAAATGTGACATTACGATCGTTTTTAACGATCAATATCGCAGTATTGATCTGTACAAACAATTATAACCTTATTATGAATGTTGCTATCGTGAATTATTCGGAAAAGGATAGGCGATAGAATTATGAAAAATAAAGTCAAGGTTTCATTTTTGGTATTGTATTTCTCATCTCTTTATCAAATCACAGCAAATGCAAATGATTTGACTTCTAATAATCAGCCTCCGAAGTTAATGGAGCGAAATATTGAAATATATCCTTCCCGCGCATGGGTTCATGATAAAGAGGGATATGTAAAGATAGCCTACGATATCGATTCATCAGGTAAAGTTAAAAATGCCAAGATAGTAGAGTCAGAACCAAAATCGCTTTTTGATAAAGCTGCACTGGACTCTATTTATAAGTGGAGGTATGAAGCCAATAACCCAGTAGATGGTATGGTAGTGACTATAAACTTCAAAAAACCACACTAACAGATATTAAATTAAGCAAACCTCGCGAAAGCGGGGTTTTTTTATGGGTGAAATATGGCACGCAAACAGATTAAAGGCCGTAAAGGTGGGAGTAGCAACGCCACTACACCTGTGGAATCTCCTGATAGTATTCAATCAACAGCTAAGGCAAAGATACTTCTTGCGCTTGGTGAAGGGGAGTTTGCGGGCGGTTTGGACGGGACTAACATTTATCTTGATGGCACCCCAATTAAAAACCCCGACGGAAGCAGTAATTTCACTGGTGTGAAATGGGAGTATCGAGCTGGCACTCAGGCTCAGGACTATATTCAGGGCATGCCGAATGTTGAGAATGAGATAACAGTTAATACAGAACTGAAATCAGATACGCCATGGGTTCGCTCTGTCACCAACACGCAATTGTCTGCTATCCGGGTTCGCTTTGGCTGGCCTTCATTGCAGCGTCAGGCTGATAACGGTGATGTTGGCGGTTATCGCATTGAGTATGCAGTTGACGTTTCTACCGATGGTGGAGCATATTCGACACTGCTCAATACAGCGATAGATGGTAAAACGACAACGCTTTACGAGCGTTCTCATCGAATCAATTTGCCCAAAGCCACAACTGGCTGGCAGATCCGCTCCAGACGCATCACAGCTAACGCTAACTCTGGTCGTATTGCAGATAGAATGAACACAGAGGCTATTTCTGAAGTCATTGATGCCAAGTTACGCTATCCGAATACGGCACTTCTTTATATAGAGTTTGACGCCACTCAATTCCAGAATATACCCGCAATTTCTTGCGAGCCAAAGGGTAGAGTAATCCGCGTTCCGACGAATTACGATCCGGAAACTCGGAGTTACTCCGGTGTTTGGGATGGTTCATTTAAGTGGGCATATACCAATAACCCTGCCTGGGTATTTTACGATATTGTATTAGCTGAACGATTTGGGCTTGGGCTACGCATAGATTCAACGCAGGTTGATAAGTGGGAACTATACAGAATCGGGCAATATTGTGACCAACTGGTCCCCGATGGGCGCGGTGGTAGCGGCACAGAGCCGCGCTTTATCTGTGACGTGTATATTCAATCCCAGGCTGAAGCATTCACTGTGTTGCGTGATTTGGCTGCTATCTTTCGAGGAATGACGTATTGGGGAAACAATCAGCTTTGTGCCTTGGCTGATATGCCACGTGATGTTGATTATATTTTCACGCGAGCCAACGTTATTGATGGTTGTTTCACCTATGGCGGTGGCTCTGAGAAGAAACGTTACACAACAGCCATGGTTAGCTGGAGCGACCCCTCAAATAATTTTCAGGATGCAATAGAGGCGGTGTCAGATAATGATTTGGTTCGTCGCTACGGCATCAATCAGATAGATATGACGGCGATCGGCTGTATCAGGCAGACGGAAGCCAACCGGCGAGGCCGCTGGGCATTATTGACCAACAGCAAAGACCGGATAGTAAACTTCAATGTGGGGCTGGATGGTGCAATTCCTTTACCCGGTCACATTATTGGCATTGCAGATGAAATGCTATCTGGTAGAAAAACGGGCGGTCGTATTAGTGCCGTTTCTGGTCGAAACATTACCTTGGATCGCATTGCTGATGTGAATGCTGGGGACAGGTTGCTTGTTAACTTACCGAGCGGGGTATCTCAAGCTCGCACTGTTCAATCAGTTAATGAAGAAGTAGTTACCGTCAGCGTGGCATACAGCGAAACGCCAGTTGCTGAGAGTATTTGGTCTGTCGATGTAGATGATTTAGCCATTCAGCAATATCGGGTTACCGGTATCTCTGACAACGATGACAACACGTACAGTATCTCGGGTGTTCAGCACGACCCCGATAAATATGAGCGAATAGATACGGGTGCTCGCATTGATGAGCGGCCCATCAGCGTAATCCCACCGGGTGTTCAGCCGCCACCAACGAATGTGGTAATCGATAGCTTCTCCGCGCTCTCACAAGGGCTCGCAGTAACTACCTTACGTGTTACATGGGAGCCAGCAGCCAGTGCAATAGCATACGAGGCAGAGTGGCGACGCGATAACGGGAATTGGATATCAGCACCACGGACATCGGCACAAGGCTTTCAAGTCGAGGGGATATACGCCGGGCAATATCAGGCTCGCGTTCGCGCTATTAACCCCTCGGATATATCCAGTATCTGGGCTAATGCACAAGAAACCACATTAAACGGTAAAGAGGGCAACCCGCCAATGCCAGTTGGTTTCGCAGCCACCGGCATTCTCTTCGGTATCACCCTGAACTGGGGTTATCCAGAAGGGGCAGAAGATGCGCTAAAAACCGAGATTGAATATAGCTTGTCTGCTGATGGCACTGATGCCTTATTGTTGAGTGATGTACCACATCCGCAACGAAACTACACCATGCAGGGATTAAGGGCGGGGCAAGTGTTCTGGTTCCGTGCACGGATCGTGGATAAATCCGGTAATCAGTCGCCGTGGATAGATTGGGTTCGTGGCATGTCGAGCACAGACACAAGCGCTATTCTCGAAGCGCTTGGCGATGATTTCATTAATAACACCGTAGCGGGTCAGCAACTGCTTAATGATGACTTCATGAATGCGGAAGGTATTCTTGAAAATGCTGTCGCTAATAATGCTGGTATCGTGCAGCAATGGGCGCAATACGGGGAGAATAAGGCCGGTGTTATCCACTTAACCACTACCGTGGCTGATGCTGAACGGGCATTCGCTGAGTTTGAAACACTTGTTACATCGACATTTGAGGACCAGACCGCTGCAATTGACCAGAAGATGACGGCCGTTGTTGATGCTGATGGTGCCAGTGCAACTTACAGCTTGAGAGCGGGACTAAATTATAACGGTCAATTTGTCAGTGCAGGGATGGTAATCGGTGCTGAGTTTATTGGTGGCGTAGCTAAATCATCAATTGGCTTTACTGCTGATCAATTTATATTGCTCTCGGGTCCTGCTGGTAATGTTTTTTCCCCATTCGCGGTAACTAACGGCCAAGTGTTCATAAACGAAGCAATTATTGCTGATGCGACAATCGGATCTGCAAAGATAACCGATTACCTTCAATCTACTAATTGGGTTTCCAACACAACTGGCATCCGTATTGGAATGAGAACGGGGCAAATAGAGATTAATGGTGCTGTTGCTGAGGAGGGTAGACTGAATTTTGTTAATAATCGAATCACTGTATTTAATGAAAGCAATCAAGTCGTCGTCGTTATTGGGAAAAAACTGGTGGTGTAACTATGTCTACATGGGGCGCTCAGTTATTTATGCCGGGTGGAACGTTTGATGTTATTAATGCTTTTCTACCCGCTTATATGATGGATTATTTTGTGGGTAGCTCTAGTGGCTCGCGGTCGTATACCGTCCCTGCAGGGAAGAGCCTTAGAGCTAAAGCGTACTTCACAACGGCGGGGTCATTCGCTACTGAGGCAGTAGTGACAGTTTCCGGTAGCACGGTAACGTGGTCTAACGCCGCCGGTAATTCCATTATCGTGTGGGTGGTGTAATGGCTGCATTTGGCATGCAAATAACACGTGATGATGGGGTGATATTCGCTTCCCCAGAATTCACGCCCACGGTATTAGTGCAGGTTATGGACAGGTCGGCAGACTATACTGGGGATGTATCCGCTCAATACTATTACGATACTATTGTTCCGAACGCTAAGAAGTGCTTTGTCTTCCATAAAATGCTATCTACCGGCAGTCAATCTGGTGCCAGTGGCGGCGTTCTACACTATGCCGAACAGGGCCCCAATGGATATTGGAGAGTACACACCGTAGCGGGGACCGCTGGTTTAGTCCATACCATGCGATTCTACGTTTTCTCGGAGTTCGTAGCTAACGTCCCAGAGTGGGGGATTTACTTCTACAAAAACAATCAGATGGTCTATACAGGGAACTGCCTCCCACTGGACATCAAATTTTGGGCGCGTCCGCAACTGACCACACCCGCGCCTACAGTGCCATGCGCCACAATTTGTTCAGTAGCGAGGCAGCTAACCCAGGGTATTCCGGGGACAAACCCACCGACCATACTTATTTTCCTGTTTTGCTTCACAGGTTTTTCGTCCGGCATTATCACTCCAGTGTTCAGGCAAATTTCACAGAGCGCGGGTGGCGGTTCCGCAGATGGCTTTTCTAAAGGTTGCCCTTATATAGAAACAACACTGTACGACCAATATTATAAAGCCTCACTCGGCTACGCTTAACAAATAACTTAATGGGGATACAATTATGTCTTGGTATGAGGCAGGTACAGTCACGTCCGTAGCTGGGACGAATGTGATTACCGGAACAGGCACGTTATGGAATAATCCAATATTTGGCATTGCTGCGGGACAGATGATTTTTGTCCCCGGTGCGGGGCAGGTTGTTATATATGAAATACTTTCTGTCGATAGCGATACTAAAATCCGCATAACCCGAAATATAGCATCACCAATTGATAACTCCGAATACGCAATTGTCACGACCGTATCAAATTCAATGTCAGATTTAGCGCGAAGAACTGCTGTTCAATTGGCTTTATATCAGAAGCTACTGGAGGATTGGCAAGATATAACTACTGGCACAGGAGATGTCACTATTATTGCGCCTGATGGTTCGACAGTGGTTATTCCATCTTTAAGTGATTTGACTGCCTGGGTTAACGACTCGAAGACGTGGTTTAACGATAACAGGGAGCTGATAGAGAACGCTGGGCAGGCGGTAGCTGGGGCAGAAACGGCAAGAGATGAAGCGGTCGCGGCAAACACCGCCGCTCAATCAGCAAAAACAGCGGCAGCCAGTTCCGCAACTACAGCATCTAGCGCTGCAACAACTGCTACCGATGCAGCAACAACTGCAACGCAAAGCAAGGATGGGGCTGTTACTGCACGCAATGAAGCGGAACAATTTGCCGCAAGCGTCAATCCCGATTTACTTATGCATACCACAGGCGGAACATTTACAGGGCCTGTCATACTAGCCGGTGACGCCATAGACCCTAAAGGTGCAGTTACCAAGCAACAGTTGGATGCAATACCTTCTGGAGGTTTACCGCTGCTTTTCAGTTGGTGGGAAGAAAACCGCGACCATATCCCTGATGGAACTGCACCCCGTGACGGGCAAGAGTTAAGCCGTGCTTTGTTTCCGGATGCATGGGTAGAAGCTCAAGCTAAAGGCCTTGTCATTACAGAGGCTGAATGGCAAGCAGACCCACTTAAAAGGATGCGGTGGTCTAGCGGAAACGGCACAACCACATTCAGGCTACCCGATGAAAACGGAAAATCCCCTGGCAGTGTGGGTGCTCCTGTCCGGCGTGGCGACGGCGCTAAATCAAACGGAGTTACCGGCACCATTCAGATGGATGCCATTCGTAATATAACGGGTGCATTTGATTACAGCAACACGGCTAACATAATAGATAACGCCCCAGCAAATAAACTGATAAGTGGTGCATTTAAGCCAACAGGAAACGCCGTAGGGAAAATAAACTTTACAGGGACAGGATACGTAGCAGGGTCGGGTGTTTCATTCGATGCCTCTCTTGCTCCGGGTGTTCTTGTTGCCGATGAGAACAGGATGCTCAACGCAACGGGTTGTTATGTTATCAAACTTGCGGGTGCTGCTTTCAATGAAGGTCAAATAAATGCACTTGAGTTAGCAACTGAAATATCTCTACTTACTTCTAGAATAGTTTCTCTAGAGTCTGATGCATTTACAGAAAATAAAGTTGCAACAACCCCGTGGACTCCTCTTACTTTACAAAACGGATGGAGTATTCTTAACCCTTATAGAAATGGCTATAGAAAAATATTAGGTCTTCTTTTTATTGAAGCTTCAATACTGGCAGGAACTTTGGCAGATGGTACAACTATTGCTACTTTTCCAGTAGGTTTTAGAGTAGCCGCTCCAATTATATGTACAATTACAGGCGTTTCACAACCCGTTGGATCTGTTTCTACACGTTTAGCAATTACGCCAGATGGTAATTGTAAGGTTTATGGAACGTCTGGGGTTGGATCAGCTTTATCCATTAATATTGCTGTTTCCTTACAATAAGGATAATTTTTATGAAAATTAATATGCTAGATGCTCTTGGCTTCTATGTTGTGGATTTCATCATAGGGGAATCTGGTGATGTTCTACCAGAAAACTGGACTGCTGACTTAGTCGGTAACGGATATTATAAAGCACAATATCAAATGGCGAATAAAGACGCTGAAACAGGTGAATGGAGTAATGGTGTTTGGATAGAAACAAGCGGCCCATCACCTGAAGATATCGAAAGCCAAAGAGAGCTGCTTATTATCGCTGCCAACTTTGAAAAAATATCACTTATGTCTCATGCATCCGACATGATAGGTGCGTTGTCAGATGAAATTGAGGGGCTAGAAGATGGTGGCGATGATGTGCCAGATAAACTCCGTGCTGACTTAAAAGCGTGGAAACAGTATCGTGTGAAAGTGAAAAACATCGATGTTTCTTTTACACCGGATATTGAGTGGCCAGTTGTACCGAGTGCCGTTTCAACTGAAGTGTAAATACAAAACCGGGCTTAATTGCCTGGGGGTTAAAAGGTGGTTAAAAATGTCAGATATCACTCTTCGCGATGTTCAATCTTTTATTTCTGTTTCGTTACTGTGAATTTATCACTGCATTTTTGTATACCCAAAAGAGTATAGTGCCACCGACGATGGAGCCGATAGCGACTAACCAGGCAGTTATCCCTTTATCGAAGACACAAGCAACAACCAACCCTGTTACCACTATACCTCCTACTTCAAACTTATGAACGAGAACCTATACAAACGGAAACTGTTCACAAACCAGTAAATATACGATGCTAGCGTATCTCCAAAGTTAAAAAACACTAATGATTTAATATGATTTGCCGATAGCATTATCAAACATAAGGAGATCATGGTGCCAGAAGCAAAATATTTCAGTGACTATTACGAGTTGCTTAATTCACAGAACATACGTGATAGTGCAGGCATTGCCGCAGTAAAAACCGAAGGCATTCATCTCGTCTGGGAAAATGGAACTCCTGTATCAACAGGAAATTGGGGATTCGTAGCACCAAATGATATCGATTACCTCTTAATATTTTACGTGCAAAATAAACTGCCAACACAGTTATGGTTGGGTGAGGTCGTAGGTACTATTCGGGTAAGCAAACCGAAAAGTGACGGTGACAACTACCAACTTTATATCAGAAATACGGAGTTGATCGGAGAAACAACTCAGAACTGGAAAACCTTCACTGATAATGGTCAATCGAATGGTATCCGTATTTTACAACGGAAGGCGGTGAGTCCATCCACAATTATTACCGAAGAAATGATAATGGGTATTCCCGCCGGTAATAGGCATCCTCAAAAAATCGCGGAAACAAGAGATGTCATAGAACGATGTGAAAAGGTTAAAAAATATACCCTTCTACGTGCTAATGGCCAATGTCAGGGATGTTTTAATGAAACACTACCTTTACTAACTGACAGCCAGTCAGTATTTCTAGAGGTTCATCATGTGAAATTTTTACGGAATTTTGGGCCAGACACAGTGGACAATACAGTTGCCCTTTGCCCTCGCTGCCATAAGCAGGCTCACCATAGTTATGATCGTCATAAATTCATGAAGCATCTTTATGAAATGAACGATTTTCTAGAGCCTTAA